AGAAGAGATGCTGTCTCTCAACGTTCAGCTCTCTGCTGTGATCAACGATGCTTCTAAAGCCAACCCCATCAAGGCACGTTTGATTGCACTGGAAGATGCCAACAACCAGCTAAGCATCAAACCTCTGATTGACGCAGGGGAGTTCTCCACGATCTCTGAAAGCTTGACCGAAGAAGATCTGGCAGCACGAGATGGTAAGATTGCTGAGCTGGTCGAGAAGGCAGTGGACAAGCTGCCAGGAGTGGCAAAAACCATTGGTAAGAATGCCATCATCAGCAAAGACACTGCCCTATTCAGGGTGTTGAACCGGATGGTTCAATATGGTGACTTTGTAGGCAAGGCAGTCTTGTATGATCATTTGATCCAGAAGCGTGGCAAGACCAAGCAAGAAGCTATGGATACGATCTCAGAAGAGTTCGTGAACTATAACCGGTTGCCTGGACGAACCAGAGACGCATTGGAGAGCAATGGTCTGCTGTGGTTCTTCAACTACAAGCTCCGTATCCAGAAGATTGCCATGAACGCTGTGAGAGAGCGTCCTGTAACAGCCTTGCTATGGGCTGGAGGGGTAGGACCAGCCATGGACATAGACTCGGTGTTCTCAGGCTCTCTGGCAGGCTCCATTGTAGATGATCGAATTGGATATGCGATTGGACCTGAGATGGGTTACAACGGACTGTTCCTGAACCCATGGCTCAACTTGGCAAATTGACAAATATCAATTTCACAAGAAAACCCCTATGAAGGGAAAATGTGTGGAGCTATCACGGTAGGTGACAAAGTGGTTCTCCCGTTTTCCCGACAGGTTTTACTTTGCAGTGAGCCTCCCTAGTTTCCCCTGGGGAGGCTCATTTTATTTACGGTACAGCGTTAGAGTCAGGCCACATTGCAAGGAATGCAAACCGCTTCCAATGTCGTTTAGCAGAATCTGTCTTGCTGATGTGTTGAGCCTGAATAGTCAGTTCTCCGTCTGCACGATACTGGTTTGCATAGTGCATGATTTCTTGCTCTGCATGAATGCCGGATGCCTGAGCAACAGTCATGTTGTGTTGGCGTATTCTAAAATGCGGCATATCCATTGGTCCTAATCTGCTAAAGCTAAGCGGGCGAGTTCGTGGCAGGCATCCACATCACGGTGCTTCGCAGCTTCCATGATGCACTCAAGATTGCGCTTCATTTTTGTTGCCTTCTGTAAGATTGGATCAAACATGAGGCACATCATTTCGTATTGTTGGGATTGCGACATGCCCTCCCAGAGCGCGTCAGCTTCGGCCATGTCAATGACCAGCTTCCCGTCTTTTATTCCAGTATTCATCGGTTTAGTAAGTGGCATGTTTTTGGTCCTTTTACGTAAGAGGTGGCCCCCCCTAGCTAAAGCTGGGGAGGCTCACTCATTTATGCCTGTTGTTTCTTGCTGATGTGACAAGCCAGGACCAGATAAATACCCCAGCTAGAAGTAAAAGAGACAGTCCAAGCAAGCTCAGCATGAATGCCCATGCAGCACTAAAGACAGCAGCCAAAGCAAAGAAAAACAGGCATAGATATACAACCATGCCTGTTAGCTTTGTCATGATTATGAAGCTTTAGAAAAGATCGACTTGTTGCTCTTGGGCTTTTCATCAGGAGCTGAGTCTTCAGTCGTTGGCTCATCTGCTACTGTATCAGTCTCAGGTTCAGCAGCTTCTGCTTCTGTAGTTTCATCAGCCTCTACTTCTGTAGGCTTAGAAGGTGTGGCTGCACGTGTCACCTTGGCAGGTTTGGCAGGTGCAGAGATGTCTTGAGCAGAGATGCTCAGTTCAGCAGAGTAACCATTTTCGCCGCGGCCAGCTTTCATATCGATGTCAATCTTCTGATCATCTGAAATGGTAATCTGTTTGCGAACAAACGCATCAAGTGCGCTCATGATTTCTGCTTGGTTCAGTGTGATTTGCATAGTGTTTCCTCAAGGTTTGGAGTGGGGTGGAGTGGTGTATTTAGCGAAGCATCACAGAGCTGAAAAGAGCCATCTGTACCCTGCTGCTTCTGCTGTGGTTAGAACCGGAATAATGAGGGCTCAGCTCGGCACTCACAGCTTACCGCCAACGTAAAGCTGTTGGTCAAGCTGTGGGAAAGAAAGACATGGTTCGTGCAGATTCACGTTTAGTAGTGTAAACGTACTTCTTGGCACGCAGATACACGGTAGCTTCTTGAACTGCCTGATAGGATAGCTTGGTTCGAATAGCCAATTCTCTGATGCTGATACCTGGATGTTCGGTGATGGTATCTTGCACGAGATCTCTCGCCTGTTGGCCTTTGTTTTTATGCACGCTGTATCTCCTTAGCGTAGAGGGCAATGAGAGCAGCTTCAGCACGTCCATCATCCTTGACCCGCTTGAAGAGGTGGGCGTAGGCAGGGAAGCGCTGTGTGGCTAAACCACGGCTTGCTCCTTTGTCCCTCTGCAGACCGAAGTGCTTCTTCCATTTCTGGGGAGTCACATCGACTGTGGAGGTACGGTGAGCAAGCAGAGCCATCTGCAGGGCTCCGTATCCTTGTCCAAAGCGGAACGTGGATGAGAGACCCTGTTTAGGCATGGAGTGTACCTGCTCAAGGTATGCGATGACACGACGACCATCATCAGGTGGGGTAAGAGAGTCGAACAACGCAACGTGATCGATCTCTTTCTTACCTGACTTGGCAACGAGGATTGGCATGTCCAGTACAACCAGACCGCCAGTGTCCCCATCGTGACAAGCAATGGCCCCGGTGAACCCGGGATCTATGCCTAAATATAGCATCAACCAAAGAGCTTTTTCTTTGGAGTTGCATCACCACCTGGTTTGCCGGAACCAGAGCTTCCTGGGCCAGAGTTACCTTTGCCGGTGGTCTTGTCGCGGTCTTTGCCTTTGTTACGCTCAACCCAGCTTTCGTAGAATTCAGCGTTCTCAACTTCCTGACGGTACTCGTTGACTGTCTTGTTGGTCTCAGAGTGAAAGGCTTTGTTGATGGTGTTGGAAACACGCACTTCATCGGTGTCGTGGTAGATCCCATCATCACCTTTTTTCTGCTTGAATTCTTTGACACGCAGAACAGCCAGATTGACAGGCTTACCGATCATATCGATCAGTACAGGCACTTCAGTAGGGAGCTCTTTTTTCTCATCAGAGTTCCAGACTTTGACCATCTTCATCTCAACATTTTGCTCAGACAAAGGAGACTCAGTTGTCAGAAGACAAATGTCATCAACGGTTGTGTACCCTGGGAGAGGATTCTTCTTACCGTCTTTGGTGTAGAAGTTTTCACCTTTCTTGTTGGTAACGTAGATCGTTTCACGGAACTCAGTGGCTCCAGCCTTGGCAATGATGGTGACGTTCTGAGCACCGCTGGCTGCTTCACCGGCATATGCCATGGTGACTGTAGCAGCATAGACATCTGAAGGTGCTGGGGCGAAACCACCAAGTGTGTCTTGAGTTTCTTCAAGACCTTCAGTGGTCATTTTGGCGAATGGATTAGAGGACATACATCTTTCCTTTGATTGTGATGTGGGGTGGGATGGTGTGGTGTCTCAGGGAGTGAGACTATGCGTAAAACGAACGCAGGTGGTCAAGTAGAAGCTGAGCATCATTGTCTGTGTAGGTCTCAGCAGCAGTGAACATGCCCATAGGAGAGCGGATACGTTCCCCTACAGTCTCTTTGGTCAAGCGTGTCTGAAAGACATACTTGAAGCCAAGTGCTTCATCTTCTTCAGTGATGTTCAGAAGCTTTGACTTATACTTCTCGAGGGCTTTCAGAGACATTTTCTTCGAAGAAACAACTGTTGAGAAGTATGCCTCTAGGCCATTGTTTTTGAGAGCGCCTTTGACAGGTACAGCAGTCTCCATGATCATCTTGGCTTCATTCAGCTCTGAACGTGTATGAGCTGTAAAGATGACAGGAAGAGGGCAGGAAGCAACATACTCTTGCATGAGCTTTTTGAAGAATTGCTGATACTTTGACCAGCCTTTCATGGTGTCAGCAGAGTCAATCACATGGATCGATTCAAACATGTCCATGAGGAAGGTGAGAGTATCGATGACAACTACATCATACTCACCGGCACCATCACCATCGATATGCTCGAAAGCTTCATAGATCTGATAAGGATCGGTGACAGTCATGTTGGTAAAGTCATTCCGGAAAGGCAGCTTTTTACCGGATTCACAGTTGAGGTACATCACACGTGGTCCACCCATAAGGTGACGTAGACTTGCGGATTTACCTGTAGCGCTTTCACCTGAAATCAGGAAAAGCTGATCGTTCTGGGTAGGTACATCTGTCATATTGGTTCCTAATTTTTGAGTCTGTTTACGCCTGAATCCATGATCCCTGCGAACTCTTCAGCATCAAGATTGAACATGACATGCTCAACTGCTGATTCATCGTCAGGTGGGTATGGACCCAAGTAGGTAAGCATGGAGTGGGATTCGTGATCACGACGGATACGCACATAGAGGCCAACGTCATCATCATCTTTGTCTTGGAGAATGACTTCAAACAAAATTTGATATCCATCTACGACCTCAAGACGGGCAAATTTAGTCATAGTGGTTCCTTTTGAGATTGCTGCTCCCTGCCAGAGCGGACACGGCAGGGAGCGTTACAGAGACATTCGAGGTAGGGTAGGAGCCCTCCCACCTACTACGGCAGTCCTTGCAACCTTTTTGCGACTGTCACGAGGACAGTTCTACGCAACTCACTTTCGTCAAGCCCTTCGGAAAGCTTGCGATTGAAGTTGAGCACGCTTTGCTCAACCTCATTGTAGGTCATACCATTGTCCACGAGAGCCAGGGCGAACTTGATCAATTGGTTGCTACGATTGCCATTGGCGATACGCTCAGCAAACCAACGCTCAAGATTGTCCAGAGACTCCAGCTTCACAAATTCCTTTTGGAACTGTTCATTCTTTGCTGTCTTGGGAACAAAGGGCAGGACATCAAGAAGCCGATCAGTCGTGTTGTAATAGACGATCGCCTTATCGTTAGACATCCATTTGCGGGAACGCTGGTTTGCGCTTTCATCAACGGCAAATGGGAGCCACTTCACAATATTTTCCATGAAGTCACGGTAGTCATCACGATCAAGCGAAAGCTCATAACTGATCGGCAGCATGATACGGAAACGGTTTTCTGCATCCGTATGACGCTTTGTCGTATAGGTCATGAACGTGTACTCTTTGAGGAGTTCATGAACCATGTCGATACGAACGCCACCATCGACATCCAACACAACCATGTTGAAGCCTTGGATCACGTTCTCTTCTGCCCGATGCTCTTTGACAAAAGCGTGATTTGCCCAGTGGTATCCAGGCTCTGTGACGAGGTTATGGAGCTGGTCAAACGGTACACGCTCATGCCCATAGTTATAGGCGAAGTCTGTGGAGTAAGAGACATCGATTTGATCCAATGAAGTCTCTTTGAGAGTGTCACCGGTGAAGAACTCGATGCCATCTACAAAGGTCTTTTTGAGGATGATGTGCTGACGGATGCCAAAGGCTGTTGCCAGGGTCATCATCTCAGAGCGTGCTGATGCGCTTGCCTTGTAGAAAGGCAGAGCTTCGTGGAGATCAGCATGCGTGACTTCTTGACCGCAGTTGGCAACGTAATGTGCCAGCTTCATGTAAGGCTTTTCACGGGTGAGGAGCTTTTGAAATGCTGCACCGGATTCTTCTACCAGCTTGATGGCAGAGTGAAGGTGAGACATTTCGATGGAGAAGCTTTCATCAATGAAGGCCAATGCGCCGGCCAACTTCATTGCTTTGAAGTAGCGGTGTGACATTTCTGTTTTACGTATCTCATCGTAGAGGGGCAGTTCCTTAGCTGCACGCTCACACAAGATACGGTATTGCAGACATTCGATGCCAACATCGTCAGCCACATCCAAAGACCAGTTGAACTTGTCTGGAGTTGCCAGTGAGGTCAGATGACTGGCCCACTTAGCAGCCATCATTTCATTGGCTGGATTGATCAAAGAAGCATAGATCTCTGCTGCAGAAGCATCATTTGCTGCTGGTTCAGGGTGACCCATAGCAAAGATACAGCGGCGGCCGTAGCCAGTCTCAAGGAAGGAATAGAAAGCATCCTCTGTGGACCCACCATCAAGAAGCTTTGAAGGCGTACCAAACAACAACATGTTTGAAGGGGTCTTACCTTCAATCTCTTCATGTCGTTTGTTATCGGCTGTGTTCTTTGTCAGCTTAGGTTTGATCATACCCTGGTCATAAAGCTCAAGGTACGTGTTGAGGACTTCGGTGGAGCCAATCAAGTTGGATCCAATCTCATCGATCTGAAGATTGATTGCGCCGGCACCAGCCAACAAAAGCTTTTGCCGTACCTGCTTGATGGCAGGAGCTGAGCCACTGTCGAAGCTGTAAGGGTAAGCGCCGGTATCGTTGTACTCTTTGAGCAGGCCAGTAAACTCATCTTTTTCATCAGTCTGTTTACGGACAGCACGCTTTGTAGCGATAGACCACATGTTGTTTTGAGCGATGTCTGGAAGAGTGTTTTCAACGAAGTTTTGACGGAATCCATGCATGATCTCGTTTTCGAGAATGCCTAGGGAGAAGCCCTTGCCTGTGCCTGATGGAGACAAGGCCAGAGTATAGGTGTTGACCGGTATGTTACCACGGTCTTTGGTGTTGATTGTGGTACGCATAGAAGAGGCAACGACGCTTAGAGAGTAAGCAACGATTACACGGAAAAATGCTTTGTCGTTGTTTTGGGTCTTCGTTGACAGGACTTGTGTGATCTCTTCAATGGCATGGTGATGCGGAACTTGTTCTAGATCAAGCATGCTCGTAATTATCCTTCTGGGTGCATATGGGAAAAGCAGGGCAATATGCACATGCCTTCACTTTGCCGGTAACGGTGATGACAATGCCTTTGCCTTTTTCAGCACAAAAACGGTTAGCCTCGTTAATGTCGGCAAAGTTCTTGGTGGCACGTCCTGATATTTTTGATGGATCAGAGAAGTACTTGTACACGGGTGAACTACGCCACAGCTCAGCATCAGTACACTCAGGCAGGGACTCTTCTGGG